CCACCTGTATAACTTAGTCCACCGTCTCCGGGAAGGTGTGTAGACGTATTTGCACCTGCTCCACCTGTACCACCTCCACCACCACCTGATCCGTCACCTGCCTGACCACCAGAACCGACCGTGTTTGCGGTACCACCGTTACCGCCGTTACCAAGATCTGATCCAGCAGAGCCACCACCACCACCACCGTTACCAATAGCAGCACCAACTGCACCGCCAGTGCCACCAGAAAACGTATCATTACCAACACCAGATGCAGCTGCACCGCCCGCTCCACCTCCAGCAGACGTACCACCAGCGCCACCTTTGGCTAATGCACCATCTGTTGTACTTGTTGGCGCGGCGTTTGAGGTTTTGTTAAACCAGGTGTCGCCACCGGCGGTACCATCTGTATTACTAGCGGTTCCGCCGGTACCTGCAGCGCCAATGTTGATGTATACGGTTGCGCCCGGGGTAAGGGTAAAGTTTGTAAGTGATGAGTACGCACCCCCTCCACCGCCGGTACCAGAACCGCTATTGTTTGTACCGCGACGACCACCGCCACCGCCACCGATAACACGAACGGTGTTATTTGCGTCATTCCAGTCATCAGGCACCGTCCATGTGGTGCCTGTGGTCAGGAGAATAGTTTTAGTAGCCATTAAATTGGCTCAAGCCCACACCCTTGCGGTGCAGGATCGTCCAGCCCGGCAATAACGATGTTTACAACTACACCATGAACATCAACAGCGGCGCATTTCATGGCAGCCCATGATTAAGCAGCTGCCAAATCTTCTTCAGCAAACCAGCGGTTATGCTCTACGCCTTTTGCATCCGTCCATGAGATTAGATAAAAGAAGTTGCCGTCTTCGTCCATGCGCAAGGCCTCAACAGGGCCCTGCGGGATCACGCCAATAACCTTCACCCCATCGCCTTTTTTAAATTTCGTTGCCATGTTCTAGTCCTTAAGCAGCGTCAAGAGAAAAACTATAGGATACGTTAAGCGTATCGCCCGACACCACGGAACGATCACCGGGAGAAGTAAAGTCCGAAGCGGAGAACAGAATTCCAGACGAGCCCGTATCGACAGACGCCAAAAATGCACCGGCAATGACGGTGGTTCCGGTAATGCTAAACGAAGCAGGTGAGCCGGAGTTATTGATCACCGAAGGGTCTGCAGTTGTAGCCGTTCCAAAAGTAGCCGTTTTGCGGTTACCCGAGTAATCCGTGCTTTCAACCCATCCAGAATGTGAGGCTAACGTATCCCCAGCAGCAATGGTTGTACCGGAACCGGGGCCTTCAATCAGGCCAAGGTACCAAGTGGCGTTGTAGGTCGAACCCTTGAAATACTCGGTGTTCATATTTTGCAGACCTTCGTTGACAACCAGGTTTTGAGCCTTGTCCTGCCACTTCAGGTTGCCATCTTTGTCAAAACACTGGAAGTGAAAAACACCGCCAGCCTTAAGACCTTCAGAAAGAGATTTGCCAGTTTGCACCGTAGAAACCACGGTTTCGCCAGCTTTTGCTTTGCTATCAAACATAATTAAACTCCTTTAAATTGAACGAATCAAAGCACTATTGGGCTGGTTCGGTGGCAAAAGTAGTACCAGGCCATTTGTGACCATATTTTCGCCTCCAAAATCAATTACCGCAATAGACCTATTAGCCTTTGAGGCATTGTAAATCAATGCCCCAAAGCATGTAAAAGACGCCGGGGACCACTGGACTTGGTCAAAACTAACATATGCCACCCGCCCAGAGGAACTTACCACCACGTTTTGGCATACTTTTCCACCAGCATCGTAACCAGCACCAACCACCTCTCCAGCCGTCGTATATACGGGTGTATCCGGACCAAGTTCGGCAGTTGCTCCATACAAAGCGATCTTGATGGTATCCACAACTAGGTTGTGGACCCCTAAGTAAAGCTCTCGTTTGAAGGAGGTGGTCTGGGTCTGAATGATCATGGTCCGGGACTTTCAGATTTGATACGAATCCTGGCCATGCCATCACGGTATTCATCGCGGCGACGGCGACCCTGCTGCTCGACGCCAAGACCCTGAATAGCCTGTTGGTAGCTGTTTTCAAAGTACTGAATCATGTCCGGAGGACCCTTAGTATAGCTATAGGCCTGGATCAAACAGGCATATAACAACGCTTCAGGGGCCTTGGTGCTGATCCAGGTAGTGGGGTTGACTGGCGATATCTGCGCCGGTTTTTTGATGTACCCAAGCTCTACGCTATAGGCCTGATCCGGCGTTGGGGCCAAATAGAACGTGTTGTCGTCCCATACCGAATAAAACTTCGGGGCTCCAGTAGCGGAGCCATCGGGCCAATACTCTTTCATGAAAGAGGTGTCCCTAAATTCCAAGAAGACCTGATCCCCGTTGATCTGAACCATCATGTAACGATGGGTCAAGATACCTTCGGGAGTGGTCAAAAACTTATTGTTCGGCGTCAAAAAAGCCTGAGCCTCGTATTTGAAAACATCCAGATCGATGTCTCTCAAAATACGGTTTTCCGCCATCGTGATAAACGTATTGATCACGGGCAAAGAAAATACGTTGGCGTCTACCTCAGTGTAGTTCCGGATATTCGTGACTAATTCGTCGTAAGTCATGTCGCTATCACCGTCATCTTTCCAACAAAAGTACGAGACACCAAAGGCTGACTAACCGGGAACGGCCTCATATCGTTCGTTTGGTAAGCACTTCCCACGCTTTGAAAGTAGCTATCGCCTGGGGCGCCCAAGTAAATATTGACAAGCTCCACGCGATCTGGGCGAGGCTCAAAAAGTGCAACTGCATCACCACGATATCGAAGGGGCTCAAGCTGGGGCTCTTTAGGCTCGTAGTCTGCATCACAGACCTTGAACCCTCTCCAGTTTTTCTTGAGCTCATTAAGCTTAAAACGCTGCCCGCAGTAGTCGCATAATCCGAGCGCGTATTTTCCTTTTGCATAAGCCACATTAGCATCCTACCTGAGGAACGAAGTAAGAACTTGCGCGATCCCTGTCTTCTGAAGCAGCACGAGCAAACTCTTCTTCATAAAGTTGTTTTAAGCCCATAGTACGATCCGGGGAATACTTCAAAGAAAGCTGGTATGACAGCCCAGCAATCAGGCAAGGCAGGAACCGAAAGTCTACATCAGTCGTATTGGTATAATCCCCAGCGTCTTGAATACGGCGAATGCGGTAATAACGCAATTCATAAGGACCACCACCGCCGGGGGCCGGGTATAAGAACACTTTAGGCTCAATCGTTCGCTGTACGTAATACTGCGAAGGACGGGCGGTGGTGTACTTATCAGGAGTGTTCAAGTACTCCGCCCGACTGATACGCTCAATCGAAATGTCCGTAACTTGTCCCTGCGAATAGTCTCGGATTACCGCAGTCAAAATGTCCACAGTATCTAACGGCAGACTCCATTCCGGCGAATCATTGACTAAGGGCAACACATCTTCGTCAATGGTCCAAAGGTTTAAGCCACGACTAGCCCACTCCAAGAACAAAAGGTTCAACGACCGCCGAGCGCTTTTGAGCTGATTACCGTTGGTAATCTGCATCCCCAAACGCTCAAAAGCCTCAGTAACAATTTCATCAATACTGAGGTTGAAGGTGGTTGTCCCGGAGGTTGTCATTACTTGCAGCTTCCGCCTTTACGGTATTTCTTAACTTTTCCGCCGTTTTTAAATCCCAATAGCTTTTCAGCCTTGTCCGTGTCGTATTTAGACACACGCCCAGTTGAGGAGGCAAACTTGTCAACCATATCCCGCTCTTTGGGGGGCAGCATTTTTTCAACCATATCCATGTCGTATTTAGAAACTCGGCTTCTTTTGTTTTCCATTAACTTCTCAGCCTTGTCCATGTCGTATTTAGACACACGTCCGCCTTCAGCCATCATGATCGGGCCAGAAGTTTGGCTGGTCTTTTTGATCATCTTGTTTTTAGGGCCTTTTTCAACACAGCCGCCACCCTTAGTTGCAGCACCCATTCCTTTTCCAGCCATTTTATTTCCCCTTAGTCTTCTTAGCCGTCTTTGCTGACTCCTTAAAAGCTTTCGCCGTAGGAGCACCCTTACTTCCAGGACTTCTCATCTTCTCGCCGCTGCCTGCTGCAATACGCTTACGTTTTGCATTAATGTTTGCATAAAGCCCGGGTTTAGCAGCCACCTTACGACCCCCTTTGGTTTTTGGCGAGATCGTCGATCTTCGCTTCGAGGCGCTTAAAACCATCGTCAAAGCGTTCCACGATTCGTTCCACTTTGTCATCAACTTCCTTACGAGTGATGTGATCACGCGCTACCTCCTCACGGGTACGAT